GCATTTTCTACTCCACCAGCGGAGCTGGTGGTTGTCGCTCGCTCAAGCTACCCAATAAAAGAATCCCTTGTGCCGGGCTGGTATAGCTCTGCGCAAGGGATTTTCTGTTATTCCAGGTCTAGCGCTTGTTCTGCTGCCGGAATCTTTTCAGGATGTTCCAGCAGCCATGCAATAAATCGGTCAATCTTGGCTCTTTCCTGTTCACTCATTGTGGCGTATCCTCCCGATCGGTAAGTGCAGATGTTCATTTGATACGATTACACATCTTCTAGTTGTCAAGTCAATGTATTTTGAACAACTTCGTAAAAATCGAACATTTTCTTTACATCCGTTACTTCACATCGGGGAAACCAAAAATTGCAATGACAATGATTAAGAGCCACATTAAATTTAAGTTATCCTTTGCTTTGTAACATTCCGTTGAGCATGGAACGAAAGGGGTTATCCGGTAAATCGTCCAGCACATCTGCTTTGACGAGTGCATTTGTGCTGATGCTGTGCGAAACATTGTTTAGCTGCACAATGGCATCGTCCAAGTCTTTTACGGTTGCTCCACGCCGTTCCATTGACTGGAGAAAGGTTTTCACTTCTTCAAGAACGACAGGGTTCTCGACTTTATAGAATCCATTCGTAAAGTCCATCTTCTTCTCCTTTCACAGTTCCACAAGCTGTCCGTCAATGCGTTCGATGCTGTCTGCTGGGTCGCGTCCATCGTCTAAGGCGGCTACGGCACGTTCCAGGATGCCTTTTGCTTCGAGGTAAGCATCTTTATCAGCTTCGTACCCAGAAAGGCTCAGGACAAGCTCCAGCGTCCGTCTGCGAGCGTATGGAATAATCAGAGTGTCTACGGTTCGGTTCATTCGCTTTCCTCCCATGGTTCAGGTGTGTGTGGTTGCCCATCGGGAACGCTGGCAGGCATTCCGTCGATGATTGGCATACGTTCATGGTTCCAGATTACAGTTTCTTTCATTTTGTATTTCCTTTCTCTTTGGAAATTTTTGACAATACAGTTATACCACATCTTGCTGTTTCATTGAAACAGCGAATTTTTTCAATTATTGTTTCACATTTTGAACAATATATCAGTTGAATTTCTTTGCTTTTGTATCATTTTGTCGAAAGAGGGGTATTTATGGATGATTATAGGATACGAGTGGCAAAAGCGTTAGAGATGGCAAGAGCAGAATCCGGACTTAGCCAACAGAAGCTTGCGAACAAAATGGGTGTAGGCCGGACATCCATTTTTCGTTATGAGCAAGGAACAATGACCCCAGATGCTTCTACTATCATAAAATGGTTTGTGTGCTGCGGTGTTGCGGCCAAGCCGTACATAGACACTTGTTTGCATCCCGGATTATTGGAAAGTCTGGCTGGCGATGCCAGCACCGAGAGAAAGAGGGATGCACTGATAGAACATATCAAAGAAGCCCATCCGCAAGAAATTGACCTACTGTGCTATCTGATCTATGGCAATCACGGCTCAGATTACCTTGCCGTTCTGTGCGAAATGGTAGCCAACCTTCACACGACTTTGCGTGATCGCGTGTCTGTCTGCCGCACCGTCACAGGTCATTATGAAATGGCACAGGCCACCAAAACCGACCCAGACCCAGACGGAACACAACCCAATATGCAGATTTTGTATCAGGCACAGGACTGTGGGGAAGCTGCGGCGATGAAGCGAAACGATTCTTATACCATCAACGAAGAAAACATTTTGCGCTGATTGTCGAATTATCGCAGTTTTTGAAGAACATTTTGTCCACGTTCATCCACTTTTTGTACACCTATCGGGCAAATTCGCCTTGTCATTCCGTCCCCCATAGGCTATAAATCGACAATATTTGCGCGGAATAAATAACGTAGTAGCGATAATATGTAGCTTGCATTTAATCGGCTCGTCAATCCGTCCCCCCATAACACCGGCTCAAAAGTTTTTCATCCACTTTTTGTACACGTTAGATAAGCCTAATCATTGCCGGAAAGACTTTATTCAGAAAATTGAAGGTTGAGTTATCCACAAGCTGGAATGGAAAAACAAAGAAATTGTTGAAAATTATCGTCATCGTCTATTTAACGATGATATTTAACCTCTTGTTTATTTCTTGTTTAATATATAATATGTAGATGGGGGACGAAATGACAAAGCATGGGGGACGTTTTGACAAGTCACGGGGGACAAAATGACGAGGACATGGGGGACAAAAAGACAAGTCATGGGGGACAGAATGTATTGACATGTCCCCCTACTTGTGATATACTGTTTTCAGACCATTAAAGGAAGTGAGCAGATGCCAAAAATATCAGACAATAACCTTGTCGAGAAAAGTAAATCCCTTGTGTGGGCAAAGTTTAGGGACTACACAGCAGGCGAGCTTCGGTTGCTAGAGGTTTACTTGTCAAGAATAAATCCGAGAGACCCAAACAGCAGTCGTGTGGAGTTCACTTTGGCGGAATACAGGGAGCTTCTTGGACTGAAAAGCCTTGATGCACGAAGGATTGAACCGCAGATCAAGCACTTTCTGGGCAATACGGTGTCGATTCCCATCGACAAAGAGAAGGGCACATTTGAGAGTTTTGTCCTTTTCACAAGGGCAAAACTGGACTATGTGCCGGAAACAAGGTCTTATGTTGTTGCAATCACTTGCAACCCTGACCTTCGCCCTATTTTCTTTGACATTGCTGAAAGCGGCTATGTTCGGTATCGGCTGCGTTACACGTCACGAATGAAGTCTCAGTACAGCATCCTGCTTTATTCGATTCTTCGGGACTGGATGAACATGGATGGTAAGCCGCATGAAATCAGTCTGAAAAAGCTGAGAGAACAGCTCGGAGCAACGGAAGCCAGCTATGATGTTTATAAGAACCTTCGCAAGCGAGTGCTTGACGTTGCGGTGGATGAAATCAATGCTGTGTCTGACATTGTGGTGACCTACGAACCGGTTCTTGTGGCACGAAAGGCTGTGGCAGTCAAGTTCAAGCCCAAAATTAAAGTGTCTGAGACGATGATTGAAGCTCAGGCAAGCGAAGTATCGGCCGAACCTCAAAAAACCGCCAGAAAGCCCCGCAGAAGCGGATACGAGGATTTTGACTGGTCTGTATGTGACGAGCTGGAAAAGCAAGACTGCATTGACGTGGCAAAAGTGGTTGAGAAGTGGATGAAGAAAGAGCATCCTGAAATCAAGCTACCAAGACGCAGAGAAGCGGTTTACGATACGGTGAAGGCGGCGTATAAGGACATCCTATCTTTGAACAGAACGCCGTTTCCTGACAGGCCTGTTGGCTATCTGATTAGAAGCGTAGACAAAGCGGGTATCGTAGACAAGTATATGCCAGCGTTCTATTTCATTGAAGCGTTACAAGAGCAGTAAGACGTAGCGTGTTGAGCAGATGATGCAGAAAGGAGAAAGAGTATGATTCCGATGTTTCCGAAAGGCTATGACAAGGACAAGTGGTACATGACCAAAGATGTTATGCCGGATAAAAGCCTAGAAGGATGGCCTCGTGGGCTTTTACTTCATATCGAAGATGAGAAAACAGGAGAAAAAAGTTTCATAACCGGCAAGTACGATACAATCAATGGCAAATGGTTTGATTCCGATAGTAATGAAATCAAAGGAACTGTAATTGCATGGCACGTCACGCCTGTATTGTGGGTCGGAGACGAGATAAAGGCAGCATATCCGTTCTACTAAAAAGAAAGAGTGATAAAATGGCAAAAATTATAGCTGTCGCCAACCAGAAGGGCGGCACAGGAAAGACTACCACAAGCACTTGTCTGGCAGGTGCGTTGCAGTTGCTTGGCAAGAAAGTCTTGCTGGTGGACTGCGATGCCCAGTGCAACGCAACGGACACCTACGGCGCACAGACAGAGGACGTGTGTACTTTGTTCGATGTAATGACACGGCAGGGCACGGTAGAGGAAGGAATCCAGCACTGCGAAGCCGGTGATATTCTGCCGTCAGATAACGCATTGAAGGACATTGACGAGCAGCTTGTTCGGGACATGGGCAAGAACTTCCGGCTGCGTGAAGCGCTGGAATCCGTGTCTGAGCAGTACGATTACATTGTTTTGGACACTCCCCCGCAGCTCGGTCTTGCGCTTGTAAACGCTCTGATTGCTGCCAACAGCATCATCGTGCCCATCACGGCAGACCGATACGCACTGGCTGGTTTGAGCCAACTTTCGCAGACCATTGGCGACGTTCGCAGATACTTCAACCCGACTTTGAAGATTGAAGGTCTGCTTCTGAACCAGTACAAGAGCCGTGAGAACCTATCCAAAGAGGTTGTAGAGCAGCTTCCTGTGATTGCACAGAGCATGGGAACAAAGCTGTTGGAAGTGAAGATTAGACCGTCTATGGGCGTTCGTAAGGCGCAGGCAGAGCGGCACAGCCTCTTTAGCGGTGATACGGCAAAGAGCACAAGTGCAGAGGATTTCAAAGAGCTGGCAAAGAAGATTGTAGAGGGGGATGTGCAGTGAATGTAGTTAGATATAAAGAGCTGGAAAAAGCCGAGTTTGAATTGCAAAGCAAATTCAGCTCGAAAGATGTTATGTTTTTCCGCCGAGGAGATGGAATAGACAATCCGATTTATTATGTTGTTTCACAAAGACATTGTGGGGCGTTAAGTTCCGAAGAAGCCATAAAAGCCGGAAAAGTTTTGATTGAAGCTGGAAATGCGGCGAAATCTTTTCGGTACAACGGGTATTTTATTGATTGGAGTGACACACAGTGAAAAAGTCCAGCAAAAAAACATCCGGCTTGTTGGGCGGGTTTGATTTCCAGCCTGTTTTTTCGGAACAGCCATTAAGCCGAAGTGAGCCAAAGGAAGAAGAAGTAAGCCAAGCAAAGCCGAACGAAGCCGAGCAAGCACTGATTAAGCAAAGTGAAGCCACAGCCAGCCGTACACAGCCTAATAAAGCACAGTTAAGCAATATTAAGCCGAAGCAAGCCAAAGACAGCGAAATACAGCCAAACAATGCCGTAGTAAGCGAAAGTAAGCCAAAGAAGCTGAAACAGGCGAAGGAAGTTCAACGTCTTATCGAACAAGGCGATGTGCCCGGCGCACTAGCCGAAGCTGGCTTGACAAAGAAAAAAATCCCGATGCCGGAATCGCATCAGGGCGTTGCAAGTGGCGATGGCAAGCGTTCAAAGCGCATTACCATCCTTATGAGCGAGGAAGAGCGCAAGTACATTAACCGTGAAGCACGGCGGCACGGAATGACGATTGGACAGTTCGTGTACGCTCTGGCAGTTGCGGCGGCAGAGGGAAAGATTGAGTTGGAGGATTTCTTAGATGAATGACGTATGGATTGACATTGGGCAGAAATTTGAAGCAATGGCAAATATGGGATGCAAGCCTTATGGCTTCAAGCGAGTTCCATCAAATTTTGTGTTTGACGAAGATAAGTCGGTAAAGTGGAACAAAGAGCAAGCGCAAAAGAACAACGATGATTATGACAATGAAGTTAAACGACTGAATCAAGAAAAAATGAAGCGTAGGGATGAAATCTACGAAGAGATTTATAAGACAATTCAAGAAGAAGTCGGTTTTGAGATTTCAGAAAAGAAAGCGGCAAAAATTTGGGAATACGCTTACGATAGAGGGCATTCAGCAGGATGGTATGAAATAATCATCAATTTGGAAGAAATTGAAGAACTTGTAAAGTTCGTATTGGATAAAAAGAACTGAGTTGGAGGATTTATTGGATGAACGATAGTGAACGACGCCTTATTCGATTTGTTTGCGATGGCGATATGCGAAATGCGCAAAAAGCCGTTAAAATCATTTTGGATTCCATATCATCCAAAAAAGATGAGCAATTCAAAGAAAATATGCTTCGCAAGTTGGAAAGCAAAAGAGAATTTATTGAATTGCCATATAACTTACAGCATCTTTTGATTGCAGAGGATACAGAAGAATTTCCAGAAGCAAGATTCCTTCTTAGGAACGAAGAAAAAAGTATAACGCAGAAAACTGTTGCCATTTATCGAGCATCTGAAAAATTAAATGAAATGGGCATTCCTTATTTGCCAGCATTGATGCTTTATGGGCAAAGCGGATGCGGAAAAACCATGCTGGCTAGGTATATCGCTCATAAAGCAAAACTTCCGTTTTTGAGGATTCAATTTTCAAGTCTAGTTGATTCGCACTTGGGGCAAACGCAGTCTAACCTTGCAAGAATCTTTGATTATGTAAGAACTGCGCCTTGTGTACTTTGCTTTGATGAAATAGACGCGGTAGGCATGGCTCGTGGGCAAAAAGATGACGTTGGAGAAATGAACCGTGTGGTTATTGCGATTATGCAGGAAATGGATAGATTGCCGAACAATGTCATTATTATCGGAACGACAAACCGATTTGATAGGATTGACCCTGCGCTTACAAGAAGATTTCCGTTGCAATACGAATTAAAGCCGTTGTGCCGTGCGGATGCAGAAATACTTTCCAAAAGGTTCTTTGAATATGCAGGAGCACAATATGAAAACATAGCTTATGAAGATTACGTCCCCGCATCTACTGTTATCAAAGAATGTACAGAACGAATTGTAAATCAAGTTCTGAATCAAGAGGATTTCTTGGAGGATTGACGTATGATTGTTTATAGACCTCATCGTGGTTCTTTGGAAGATGCCATGAAAGAAGCAAAAACTTTTCTGAACGAATGGCAAATGAAACGGTATGTTGCAAATAACTGGAATCTCGCAATCGGAAGAAAAGCACTAGACCCAGAAGATATTATTATCGACAGCGAATCAACAGACGATGATCGTGTCGGTTGGAAAAATGTTCACATGGTTTGTGCGGCTCGAATCGGAAATGAAGATTACATGAAGAAGTACGGCAATCCGCAGTGCATCGGATATTGCGCTTACGATGTATCAAACGCGCCAAAATCAAGCCAGTGGATTTGTGCAAAGAATAGTGTTCCGGGGGATACAGACCCGCGTGTTATCGGATTCGACGAATCTGCCTTCGATATTGTTATAGCAAATTACGATGAGCAGTTCAAAGAGTGGCGGGATGATGAGGGTAGAACCCATAACATTACATATTGGATGCCGTTACCTGAACCGCCTGTAAAATATTGAGATGGCAAAGGAGCGATATATGGAAAATTTCTATTGGGTTGAAATCCAGTACGATGATGACGAAAAATGCAGACACTTTCAAACTCCGTTCGTCTTGTTTGCAAACAGCAAGGAAGAAGCGAAAGTGAAAATCGAACGAGAAGTTCCTGGCAAGTTTTTTGTTGTTAGTATTGTGGAACTTGACAAGAGTCTTGTGTTCCATCCGCACGACTTATTTAATCTAAAATCAAAATGTTTGCTTTGGGAATAACAAGAAACCCCTGTGTGGCTACAACGACCGCACAGGGGTTTCGTTTTACTTATCAGCAATGCAATCCCAGTAGAGATATGCCTTGCCATCTGCGGCATCCGTGTCATCAAGGAACGCCTTTGCCATATCAGCGTAGAAGCCCGGAGTATCAACAGACTGGCGTTTTGCGACCTGGCAATAATCCGAGTACATCATGTTCATGACAGCCCAGAAATCGTTCGGGTCACAGTTGATATTGCGCTGTTTCGCAACGTCCTGCGTCTGTTCCAGCGTCCAGTGACAGCCCTTTGTGCCGTCAGCGTTCACCATGCTGTCGCACCATTCCTCTGCTTCGTCGTGGGTGAGGTGCTGGCGCGGCCTCTTGATCGAGCGGCTGTCCGCACCGCCACGTTCGTACTGTCCAGACCGTTTATCCCAGTCGCCGTTCTGCGAGAAGCCGATTTGCGGCATCTTGCGCCCATACTCTACGTCAGGGTAGCGGGGGATAGGGTAAGGGTCGATGTAGCGGTTTTCCTCCTGCGGATAGTAGGGATAGCGGTCGTTGCCGCCTTCCAGCTTGCGCAGACGGCGTTCCATCTCACGCTCCCTGCGGTCACGCTCTTCCTCAAGGCGGTCACGCTCCGGCTCACGGTCTTTGTCGTGGTCGCGGAGCATCATCATGCGGCGAAAATTGTTCTTGCCCATAATCTATACCTCCTTAAGAAATGGACGCGGGCGCACCAGCGTGGGAACGGCAGAAGCAGCCAAAATACTTGAACGTGCCTGTGCCAGTGGCAGACGTTGCAACGCGGGTAGCGTAGCGGGTGCGAGTGTGGATGCTTTCAGCGGTTGCCTGAGCGCAGTTGCAGTCGGTCAGAGGGTATGCGGTCGTTCCTGCACCGATGGTAATGACCACAGGAGCGTTGATGGTGGTCGTGTCCGGGATGCTCTGGGCAACTACGATGCAATACTTCTCTCCGTTCTGGTATGCGCCAGCAGGGATGTTGATGGTCAGCGTGTCATTGGCGAACGTCACCGCATCCGAGATGACGAGGTGCGGGCACAGACGGCAGCTTGTTTTGCAAGCCATAATGTTTTCCTCCTATAAAAATCAGGGGCAGAGGTGTCTTGCCCCTGCCCCGATGGTTCACCCGGTGTTATCGGGGAGTGTGTTGGTTAGCAGCAGCCGCAGCAGTTCACGCCCACGTTGGGGTTTGCCACCTGATAAGCGGGAATCGGACGAGGATTGACCCGATTCAGGATGGTATCAGTCTGCTGGGACATCACGGTGGTCAGAAGCGCATTCTGCCGATCCTGAGAAGCGGCAAACTTGAGGTTCTGGTTCTCAGCGGTCAGAGTTGCGATCTTGTCCTGCGTGAAGTAGTCCATCATGCTGCGGAAGTTGGCGTTGCAGTTGTCCACGATGGCGCGGGCATTGTCTGCGATGGCCTGCCGGGTGGCACAGTCTTCCGTTGCGATGGTGTACTTCAGGTCGCCGATCAGCTGCTTGTTCTCGCAGCAGCAAGATGCCAGCTGCGTGGCAAGAGCGGTCTGACCCGCCTGCCGTGCGTTGCCTTCCTGCATGATAGCAAGGCTGATGGCATTGTCGCCGTTGGACACGCTGCGTTCCAGACCGTTCACCAGCTGTGCGTTCTGGTAGCCAAGCTGACAGATAGCACTGTTCACGCCAGCAAAGCCGTTCGCAATGTTGGCGTTGATGCCATTGATCTGTGCCAGCTGGTCATAGCCCAGAGAGCAGATACCGCTCTGGATGCCCGCCAGAGAGCGGGAGGTATCCTGCTGGTAGAAACCCTCAGACAGAGCCGCGCGGGTGTCGTTACCGCCCTGCCCGGTTGCGCCAGTGCCGACCAGATAGGGGATGTAGCTCGCCATACCGTTGTCGCTGCCGTTGCGCCCGTTGCCGTAGTTGCCCCAGCCGAAGATGATAGCGAGGATAATAACAGCCCAAAGACCCTCGTTGCCGAAGAATCCGCCGTTGTTATTGCCGCCGTCCTGCCCAGCCAGATAGCCAGTTGCAAAATCGTCCATAACAAAACTCCTTTCAGTTTTGCGTTATGCTATCCCATCGCCGTATGCCATGGGCGAAGCCAAATAAATGCGGTTTTTGTCAAGTCCGCAAAACTGAGAAGCGTTTCGCTTAGAGGGATGCGTTATCGGGGCAGCGTCAGGTTCAAGACGCTTGCCAGCTGGTTCAGGTCAATGCCGCGCTCTTTGGCGAGGTTTTGAGCCATCGTTCGGAGCTGTGCTTCGTTCTTACCTTGAATCAGGTTCAAACCCTGCATGATAGGAGCATTCTGCCCGCTCAACTGCTGAATAAGCCCCATCGGGTTTTGTCCGGCGCGAGCCAGATTTGCAAGCTGCATGATAGGGCTGTGCGTAATCATGTCAAACGGAGAGGGCATTGTTATTCTCCTTTCTTCGCTGTGGCAGTGGGCTTGGAAAAGCTCTTTTGCCACTTTTCCAGTTCATCCAGCCTGTGTACAAGGGCGTTATACTCTTCAATAGGCACATACTGCTGTGCCGGTGCAGCGGTCTGCTGTGCCTGTTGCACTTGTATTTGCCGCCACGCTTCCGGGCTGTAGAACTCCTGCACATAGGATTCACAGGTATCAGGGTTGAGCCGCTTGCAGTAAATCACGCCACTCCGCAGGTCGGGGCAGTAGGTCGGTCTGCCGTACAGGTCAGACGGTATTGCCAAAAATTCTTCCCTGCTAGAAACAGGTCTGCCAAGCAACCAGCCGCCGTCCTGTACCGACTGCTGAACAGGCTGCTGCCCATTCATCGGCTGCGGACGCTGCGGTTGTGCCTGCTGCATCTGCGTGTTCGGCAGAGGAGTTGCAAGCCCGACCGTGCCCATGCCGCCGTAAGGATTGACAGGCTGCTGCGGAACGTAGGGCGTTCCGGATGCCGGATAATAGCTCATAATACATCCCTCCTTGTGCATCTAGTGTACCGCATCAGCAAAAAGTGAAAGACAACGAAGGCACAACGAAGGACAAAAAAGAAAAGCGCCCACACGGAAAAATCCGCATGAGCGCTTAACTGTAAGGATACACACGTTGGAGTGCAATGCCAAGATATCACATCATCCAATATATGGTAATGCTTTCGACAAAACTGGTAAGAATAAAACAAAATCCACCAGCCTAAAAGCTGATGGATTATAAGCGAGCGAGTAATCGCCCTGCCACCGAAGCGGCAAAATTGCGTCTCCCGCATGGTACGCACTGCAAGTAGGCGTGCAGGAGACTGTTCAGCGCCGAATCTGGCGACTGCTTTTTTAATTCTCCGTTGAGCACGGAGTTAGCTCTTGGATGACCCGACATAATGCGCATCGTTGAGAGGCCGGTCGGGTTTCCTTGGGTATATTATACCACAAAGCGTGTAAAAAGAAAAGCCAGCGGGTAAACGTTCTTCCGCTGGCTCTCTGTACACATTTCTCCGAAGTGTGTGTACTCTACTTCGGACGGTATAAACAGTATATCACACATTCAGCATTTTTTCAATGCCTTTCAGCCGGTAGCCTACCGCCGTCCGGCTGTAATGTGTCTGTGCTGCAATGTCCGGCAGCGGAAGCCGCTCAACGTACCGCAGTAAGGCTATCTTACGGTCAACCCTCCCAAGCGGTGCGTTTTTGATGGCGGCGATCATCATCTGTCTGTCAAGTCCTTGCAGCGCAGCGGGCAGCACTACGCGAGCCGCCGCCACAGGCAGTACCGAGCCAGAAGGGCTGCGGAAGCTGTCCGGCGTTGCGCACCATTACAGGGACGTTACCGAGATGGTCGATTTTGCCGCATCTCTTGATTTCACAAAATCGTTTCTGCTCGTATGTAGTGCTTGCCATGATATCCTCCTTACTGCTTTTTCAGTGCCGCTTTCATGCGGTCAAAGAAAAACTGAATTACCTTGCTCATGGTCTCTTCGGTGATAGCCCAGCTGACCAGCTTGCCCCACCGGCTGTTGTTCAAGTAGGTGCGCAGCATCCTGACACACCACGCCTTGCGCTCTGCGCCGCGCTTGGTGCCCTGAATCTCCCGCTCTGCTTGGTCAATGAGGTTGAGCACCAGCGTCTTGACCGCTGCGCCGTAGCCCAGACGGATGCCGCCAAGGGCGTAAAAAACGAACCCGCCCAGCATCAGCAGCAGCGCCGCCCATGCGGGGAGAACAGACAAAAGCTTAGTTACCAGTGTTTCCATGTTTGGTTACTCCTTCCATTAAATAGTTGTCGATTTTCGCCTTGCTGGCTTGCATAGCTGCTACGTTGTTTCCGGTCAGCTGCGATTCCAGCAGGGCACGGACGGCTTCAAGCGTCAGGCGGTTCACCTCGTCGATTTCTCCAAATCTCCCTAGGTCGCGGGTCAGGGCAGCACCATGCTGCAGCTGTCCCTGTTCTAGCGCACCGATGCGCCTTTCCATCTCGTCCAGACGCTTGTCCTGTGCTGCGTCCGGCGCTTGTGCCTTTTTGATGTACTTGTGTATGATGTCCAGCACCTTGTCCAGCGTGATCGCCGCAGCGCACACGCTGCCAAGAATGCCCAGCACCCAGAAAAGAGCCTGTTTTTCGTTCATGCGCCCTCCCGGAGACGGGTCAGACCCTTCTTTGCGATGATTTTAGCGTAGTCCTTATAGGGCACAGACAAGTCCACGCCGGAAACCTTGCCCGGTATCGCGTCTACAACACCGGGAATCTTGCCCTTGCTGGTGTACTGCCACAGCCCGAAGTTCCATTCCGGTGTGGGTTTCTTGCTGCGGTAGGCTGCCAGCCACACATCGTACTTTTTCAGCGCAGCGCCGCCCATGTACAGGTTCGTCTGCCCAAAATACAGCCCGGTGTACAGCATGGCATAAAAGCCCATCCGCTCGATAGCAGCCAGCGCGTGCGCTGCAATGTCCGTCAGGGTCTGCTTGCCAAGCGGTGCCTGCACATAGGTGTCCTCAATGTCCACCGCCACCGGCAACTGCACCGTCTTGCCGGTCAGCACTTTGCGCAGCAGGGCAAGCTCTTTGTCTGCCTCTTCCGTGTTGACCGCCTTACAGTAGTAGTACACGCCGCAGGGGATGCCCAGCCGCTTGCACTCGCGGTAGTTGCGGGCAAAATAAGGGTCTATGTACGGCTTGCTGGGCGCGTCTTTCGCGCTGTTACCCAGTGCACGCAGCATCACGCCGGAGACAAGGCCGCTTTCCTTGACCTTGTTCCAGTCGATGCGCCCTTGCCAGCGGGAAACGTCCATGATGATATTAGGCATACACTTCCCCCGTGATTTTTTCATATTCTGCTGCGGTCAGGCGCTGGGGCTTGCGCTGCACAAGGATGCGCAGCATGGCCTTAGACCAGCGGCCTGTCTCGTACTCGTCTTTCGCTTTGCCGAAGATCGCGCTGTGCTTATCACTCATGGCTCATGCCCTCCTTGTCTGCAGCCTCGTCCTCAATGGGCACATCGGCCAGAATGCACAGGAAGTCCACCATAGACGCGATCTGTGCCAAATCCGCGTCCCGGTTTTCGTTTTCGGCGGCGGTCTTGATGTCGCCAGTGTTGTGAACAATTTTCATGTAGTTATCCCCTCCAGCAGAGTTTTAACGTATTGATCCATGCGCTGCAGCAGCTGCTGCGAGTTGCCTTTAGCGGCATGGGCTTTCCATGATCCATACTGCTCATACAGGGCAGATGCCGGTTTCTCTCCTGCCTTGATGAGCTGGGCAAGCCGAAACAGGCGCTTGCGCTCGGCCTTGACATTCTGCGGGTCAACGGTCATAACGACCTTGCCCGCCGGGGTCAAGCGGTAGATGAAACCTAGAAAACGGAATCCATCCTTTAGCCTGACGATCTTGGTCTTGGTCGGGTGCAGCTCCATGCCATCGGCAGCGTACCGGGCGCGGATCGCCTCCCGCCACTCCTCAAGCCGTGCCTTGTCGTGGTGGATGATGAGGCTATCATCCATAAAACGGACGTACTTTTTCGCCCGCAGGCGCTCCTTGATGTAGTGATCTATGGGGTCGGGCACCGAGATCCCGGCAAGCTGCACCATCTGGCTGCCCGGATTATAACCGGCCTCGCCGGTATATTGACGATCCAGCACCTCACGCACGCGGTTATGCACACTTGGCGGCAGATGCCGCTCAAAGCAGCGGTTTGCCACGTCATGGGGCATCGTGTCGTAATAGTGCCGGATATCTACCAACAGCACATAGCCATCAGCGCCGTGCTGCCGGTATTCGCGCTCCATCATGAGCTTGACCTGCTTGCGCGCCCAGTCGGTACCTTTGCCGGTCTGACAGGCCGCGTTTTGCCGGATGAAGCTCCGTGTCATTGCTGGATAAACAGCATTGTCGTTGAGAGAGCGCTGGTATACCCTATCCCGAAAGCCATTCGCAACCGCTGTGCGGGGCTTGGGATAGGTGATTCTAACTTTGATTGTTGGCCGTGCCTTGTATGTACCTGTCGCGAGCTCCTTTTGGAGTTTCAGGATCTCGTCCATCCGAAACAGGTGAAACCGTCCAACGCTTGCCTTGCGGCACACGCCTTTGGCGCACTTGCCCTCGGAATTATACAGGGCATCGAACCCGATTATTATTTCTTCTTCTTGCACTGATTTTTTCAGCTCTCCTCGCAAGGATCTGCCGGGTGATAGCGGTCAACACCCCGCAGGGTGGCCACGTCCGGCTGATATTGTTCGTCTGCCAGAGGACAGACATGGCACTCGGCTCCTTGCACGGCAGTTTTTGCCCGGCCTCTGCTATGCAGGGGCTTTTGTGGGCGTGCTGCCGTCCAATCCGGGGCGCAGCGACCCGCGCTGACCGCGCTCCAGTGGCTGACGCCGCCGCTGGAGTGCACGCCGAAGGCACCGTTGCCGCCGCCACGATACGCAGAGCGCAGCCGCACATTGCGGCCCATTAGCCTACAGCCATTTTTATGTCAAAGCGCTTTTGCACGCTTTGCATCACTCTCGTGCCAGTCCCGGCAACGCTGCCGGATATCGCGCACAGTGTTGCCCCAGAAAGAGCACCGTTTGCCAGAAAGGTGGTAGCTGGCTTTTGCCATGTCTATCTCCGCCAAAAGGACGGTGCACAGCCGGACGGCGTGCCTTTGAAGCTTAAAGCGCTCCTCTCTTTCGTTCGGCTTGTCCAGCCGGAGGTCGTTTGCTCCGAAGATATCAAAAAATATCCGGTCTGCCGTAGCGCGCAGTTGACCGGGAAGGCTTGCGTCAATTTCGAGGTCAAACACTTTCGCGTTTTTGGTGATCTGTCTGGTATACAGTGCCAGCTCACGCGCGTCAAGCGGCAGCGTGAATTTATTGTCCGGTATCTGGTCTTTGCGCATTGCCATGGGATAGCACTCACTTTCTCACCGGGCAAGGGATTGCCCGGTGATTATTTAACAAGATTGGTCATTTTGCAAGCCGGGGCGCAGCGACCCGCGCTGACCGCGCTCCAGTGGCTGACGCCGCCGCTGGAGTGCACGCCGAAGGCACCGTCGCCGCCGCCACGACACGCAGAGCGCAGCCGCACATTGCGGCCCACAGTGCGCTGTGCAAGGTCGCGGGTGATACGCAGCGGGTAGGTCTGCCGCAGAGCCTGCGGGGTCTTTGCGCCGGTGCGCTCCTTCCAGTACGGCCAGTATGTACCCTCGCCACTGACCTGCGGAGAACAGTAGATCTCCTCCAGCGAGGGCAGGAAGATTTTGTCATAGGTCACCACAGCGCTGCCGTCATCGGTGACGGTGTTGCCGTAGGTCACGACCTTCACGCGGGTCAGCGCGTTCTTGAAGTCATCCGAGAAGCCAGCAAGGAAGCCGGGCACGGTGTCCGCCTGATCGGGCTTCATGTCCCATTCATCTTGCGGCTGCCACCACGCACCAGCGGGTGCATCGCTGTTGAGGTACTGGCGGTATGCGGACTTATACCACCGGTTATCGCCGTAGGCAACCGAATGCAAGCCGTTCAGTTTGCCGTTGGGCTTTGCAAGGAAGGAACCAAGATTTATGCCATCGACGCCAGCAGAGACGTTGCAGGTCTCCAGCAGCTCGGACTTATACTGATCCTTGTAGACGTAAACCTTCCAATTGGCAGGTGCAACGTCCGGTGCGTTATAGAAGCCGGTCATGCGTGCACCTGCGGGGGCATTTTTGGTCAAGGTAAAATTATAGGCACCGCCGTTTATGACGTTTGTGCCATAGGAAAAATCAAAAATGATGTTGTAGGTGCCAGCCACCAGACCGGCCTCCGGCACAACGTAGAAGGCCTGATATGCAGAAAACTGGATATCTTCCAGAGACGCGTAGTGCATCTGCAGTACCATTGCGGGTGCGGTGGTGCCGGTCTCGCCCTCTGCGATATCATCCGGCTGCACCACGTCCCACGGGCAGTCGTAGGTTTTGCCGTCCTTGCCGGTGTAGGTGTTCACCAGCTGGGTGCCGACCGGAAAAACCGCCGGTGCGTTACCGGCAGCCACCACGGCCTTGATGCCGTTATAGTCCATCTCCTCCACGGGCGTTGAGGTTTGCGCCTTTGCGATAGCGCCCAGAGATGCGGACATCCCCAGCAGCGCAGCGGTCATCTGGTCAAGCTTTTTGCCGTTGGCTTTTGCGGTCTCGTCCAGATAGATAGGCTCTACCACCTCGGTGGTAGCCGCCTGCGTACTGATTTCGTTTTCAGCCATGTGTTACTCCTTTCAGGTTTTGCGGTATTTCATGCAGACCTTGCCGTTTTGCACGACAAAGCCGCAGGATTCGAGGGCTGCGGTGCGCGTATCCAGCGCCTGCTCTGCCTGTTCCGCACGGGTTTTTTCGGCGGTAATGGCAGTGTCCAAGCGCTGCTCCTCGCCCTTGGCGCGGGATGCTTCGGCGACAATCCCGTCCGCGTTCGCCTGTTCAGCCGCCTTTGCTCGCTCCGTCTCCCCCTTCAGCGCGTCACCCGTCGCCTTTGCATCCGCAGCCTTTCCGGAGAGGGAGAGGGTGGGGTCGATGATTTTATCGACAACGGTTTTCGTTGCGTTGGCAGCAGATTCAACGTCCACAATGCCGTTCTCGATGTGGTTCAGCTGCGAAGCGGAAAGCACTTCGCCGTTTGCAAAGTTCTGCTTTTGATAGTTCATTGATAAGTTAACTCCTCTCCATTTTCATTGGTTTGCGTAAAAACCGTTTCTGTTTCGGTATTAACAGGCTCTTCGACTTTTGGCACGGGACTGTATATCAGCTTGGCTCCATCCCACAAGTAGTCTGTATAAAACCCCTCTGTCATTCCTGACAGGTCATCAAACAAAATCTCATCAGGCGGCAGCGGGTTTGGAATAACGCTTTCGTGGCACCAGCCGCCGCCATACAATCGGCCATCCAATCCGACTTTGCACTTGAACTTGAAATGTTCCATGATATTTACCTCACATAAAACCGTATAGTTCCAACGGGCGGCAAACCTCATCGTTTTTCGTAACACCATCAGCAATAGGAACTTCCAAATGTATCACGCCAGTTATAACGTTATTTTTATAGTCGGACGTTCTCTCGTTTCCGCTTCCAAAAGTGATACCATTATATGATACTGTTACCTCTCGCCAGTGTACCGTATTCCACGGATAAGCATAAGAGTATGTTTGACCGTTAACAGGAAGAATAACGGTAAGTCTACCAGCACTGCCGCCACTGGCAAGCCATGTTCCTTTTTTATGCGTGTCATAGACCAGCATTACAGACGAGTAGGACGAAAGATCAATTTTTGTTGTTTGCGCAGTAAATTCTCCTGTTGGGTTTCCAGAAGAATCTTTTTGGTAAGGCCATTCAAAAATTTTACTGTTTCGAATGCCGTGAAAAGATATGCCACCGCTGTATATAGAAACACTTCCGTAGGCATTCGTTATGTCTATGCCATTGTCGTTTATAACAACTTTATTATTTCCGCGAACGACTTGTACGTTTTGACCTGTGATTTGAACTTTGCCTTCCCAGTCGCTACGAGTGACGACCAACCCATTTTCAGGAGTAAACGTTATCATGCTATAAAGCTCTTTTTTTGTTGCGCGCAGAGTAATAGCATCAGCGTTTTGAGAAATCTTTGTTTCTGCTGCACCGATACGCGTAGAAACGCCATCCATGTCAGTTTGGTACGTTTCCTTCGTAACGCGGGATTCAATGGCAACTTGCGTCTTTTCAAAATCGGAAGAATACTGCGTCTTGAACTGCGTCAAGTCGTTCTTGGTCTGATTGGTCTGCGTGGCGGTCTGATTTATCTTTTCGAGATTCGCCCTGTCAGTTGCTGCCTGTTGGCTTGTGACACCGCTTGTGGACTGCGCATAAGAAGAGCTTGTGACAGTCTCACCCGCGCCAGAAATCGCCGTGTTGCAGTTCAAAGCAAGCGTGACGTTGGTAACGATGGTATCATGCACAACGCCGTCTTTGTCCTTGTAGCGTATCATGTCAAGCGGGAACAAATACGGTGCAGACTTGATAGTGGTGCTGTATGGGCGGTAGGCAAACCCACCGCGTGCAGCTTGCAACTCCTTCAAAACGCCCTCGTAAGCGTTGGTCAGGAAACCGCAGTCACTTAGGTCAAGCGTGTAATCTGCTGTGCCGGACAGGTATGTGTTGCCCTTGCCATCGTCACAAGTGAAGCCGGTTATAGTGATATCGTTCTCCAGCATATCACTGGAATAGCGCTCACTTGCGGTAATGGTCACCCCGGTCTGCTCATACCATTTCAATACAAGCCTTCCGCTGCCATCCATGAACGCGCAAGTGCCGGTAAGTTGTGCACACCATTGCAAAAGCTGTCGGTAGGTCAGCTTCTGGTTCGTGTCCGGCAGACCGCCGATGCTGAAATAGTGGTTTGGCAGCACCGAAACATCCGTTGCAAGCGTGACATTGCAGATAGAACAGATTTTTTGGATAAGTGCGTCAACATGGATAGGGAAGGAGAGAGCAGATGCGTTTACTTCACGGTCGAACAAGACCATGTAATCCAGTGCGGAGATGCTTATTGTGCTCAGCTTGCGGGGCGGCGTGTCCACGATGAACAGACCGCAGGGAACGTATGCAACGTCTTGATCGGAGGACGCAGAACCAAGAATCATGCGCCCAAGAACGCCCTTGCCGAGTGTTGCGCCATCAAGGACACTGGCAAGCTTGATGCCGATTTTGACGTTCAGTACAGCACCCTCAAAGGAAACATCGTTGAACTTGCCATCGTAGTTCCGCAGCTTCAAGGATAGTTCAGACGCGACCGCAGACCCGACCTCGATTTTACTGTTGGTCACGCAATACCGGTCAATCTTCAAACCACCTTGAATGATATCCGCTTCGGTGATGGTGAACGTCTTACCGCCAGAAGTAACCTCAATAAGAGCAGTCTGTTGATTGCCCTCGTTGAAGGATTTTATGATATCTTGCGATACATTGACCATCAGTGTGCAGCCCTTTCGATGATGTTAAAGGATATCCCTTCCCAGCGGTTCATACGGGAATTGTACATCGGTACAGCGCGGTCGCCAACGTAGAACTCGCTGGTTTTCCAATCGCCAGCCATTGCGTCAAGATAAGTAACGTTGATGTACTCCGGGTTGAACGCTTTCAGGATAGAAGCGGCTTCTTTTATCGTGGTGTACTTCCATTCCAGTTCCAGCTTGACGCACTGTCCAAGACGTTTCTTGTCCATCTTGTTGTCCTCTGTGCGTCCGGCATCGGATGCCGAAATGTCTTGTAACCGCCACTGATAAGAAGAGGGGCATTTAAGATACTGCCCATCCACGCTCCGAATCGGATTGTACTGGTCAAGTTCCATAAATGCCCCTCCTTTAAGTACCTACCGGGATAATTGTTTTGCCGTTGCGCTGGTTCGTTCTGTTCACTGCCTGATAGAAGCTGGACACGTTGACCTCTGCGCTCCCTTCCTTCTCAAGCAGAGCCTGCAACAGCTCGTTCTGACGGCGCAGAAGCTGGTTCTGACGCTCCATTGCAGCTTCAACACCTTCGCGGATGCCCTCAACGATTTGGTCATTGTTGGCAACTGCCGTGTGCCCGCCCATAGAACCGACCATCTCTGCACCGGCTTCTCGGGCGATGAACAGCTGCCCGGCATCGGGGAAACCACCGCTTGCAAAGCCGAAAATGCCTTTAACAAAATCAACTACGCCGCCTATGGCATCGCCGACCCAGCTAACGGCACCGCCGACAGCATCTCCGACCCATCCGAAAATGTCGCCAGCAACGTTGCCGACAGCGCCAAGAGCGGAAAGAATCGCACCCGGAATGTCACCGGTGACCGCTTTAAATATTGCTATTCCTCCGTTGAGCAAGGTCTTGCCCCACTTCAAAGCGTCCCCACCCGAGCCAGAACCACTACCAGAACCAGAACTGCCACCAGAGCCATTCCCAGAGCCGATGCCTAAGTTAGAGCCAAACTGTTTCAGAAAATTCAAGCCAGATTTAAGGATGTCTCCCCAGTTAGTGTCGAAAGCTTTAAAGATAAAGTCCGTAAGGGTCTTTACGCCTTTTTTGATGCCGAGAGATTCCCAAGCATCAGAAAAGTCAATTCCAAGCTGGTTCAAAAAGCCTTTTGTGCCTTTCAAGATGGAATCCCAACTGTCAGAGAAAAATTTCCCGATTCCACTGTCTTTGTCAAACAAATCGCTGAAGAAGGATTTCAGCCCACCATACGCCTGTTTCAAGGCGGGAACTTGGTCAATAACCTCACCAACTTTGGTTTTCAGGTTATTAAAGGTGGTAATAACGTTCTTCACGCTGTCAATGGTGTCGGACACGTTCTTGATAGCAGTGGAAACCTTGTCAAAAACAAGGTACACGCCCTCAAACGCCTTTTGGATGGCAAGACCGGCGGCACCAAAGAAGCCGTTATACTGGTACTCGTTTTCAATCTCTGCAACGCTCTTTTTCACAAAAGACCGTATATCAGAGACCGCGCTCACAAAGCCATCATGCGTGTTCAGGATAGACTTCGATGCAGCGGTAAGCGCGTCAATGGAGGATTTGAATCCATTGGAAATGTCTTTGCCCGCCTTAGTAACCGCGTTGATGCCCTCCGTGAAATCGCCCAAGTCGGTTTTCATCTTCTTAAACCAGCCACCAAAACTATCATTGGTGGTGCGCACAGAACGTTTCAGCGCGTTTGCTGTTTCCATCATGGACTTGCCGCTTGCGTCAATGGACAGGCTGATAGAGCCATTGCCCAATCCGTAGTTCTCATCTGCCAGCTGAGAGCCGATGGCCTTTACCGCGTCAGACACGGACTGGATGGCGTTCACCGCAAGGTCTTTGGCAGCGGAGATGCCGTTGGCGAGACCTTCTACGATATAACCACCGTAGCCCTTGAAAACTTTGGAAGGGGAGTTGATTTCAAGTTCAGTCTGTGCTTTTTCTTTGATTCCGTCCGTTACAGCCTTGACGGCATCATCTGCAACGTTCTTTTTGCCAATGATGCCTTTTACGATGCCATCTATGATGTTTTTGCCAACGCTAACAGGATTGAACTTTGAGATTTTATCAATTAGCTTTCCAAACCACGTTACAGCGTCCTTGATTCCGTTTATAACGTCTGCAATCAGAAGGATGAACTTTTCCGCGAAGTTGCCGTTCGCCGCAATTGCAAGCCGGTCGGATTCATCAACACCCTTTACAATCCATCCAACGAATACGCCGATGTTATGGATTGTTTGAGCGATGCCCATTACAAAATTTTCGATGAAGTTTCCGTTCATCTGTAAATCCAGACGGTCTGTCTCGGAAACTCCGTTTTTAATCCAACCAACAAAGATTGCAATATCGTTAATGATGTTCCCAATCGCGGTAACGGCAGCAGCCGCAAAGTTTGCAACGCTTTCGCCAATAGACTTGAAGGAATTGAACCAGTCGGTTTCCATTCCAAAGGCAGTTTTTTGATTTTCACTTCCAAGCCCGCGAACGGCTACGGAAATAGCTTCAAAGCCAATAACCGCAAGACCCGCAACAGGATGGCCGGATACGATAAGTCCGATACCAGCAAGCGTTGTAACTAAATCCAAAACATCAAGGTCGAGGTTCTTCACAACTTTTGAAATGGTATCAAACGCGGAAGTGATTCCTTCCTGCCAGCTTTCAGGGAGCAAATTCAGAATAGATTGTCCAAGATTGGAAAGAGATTCTTTCAGGTATTCAATGGATTCTCCGAGTTTTCCATCGGTAAGCGATATGTTCCAACCCTGTTTGAATCCTTCCGCTGCGAGGTAGACAAGCGCCCTTACACGCTCAAGACCTTTTCGGAATTTTTCACTATTCTGATAAAGGCTTACAAACCTTGCAACGATAATGCCAACAGCAACCGCAGCTGCCATTATCGGGTTTTCCCAAAGCTTCAAGACGGCTTCAATCAAAGAACCTTCACCTTTGATTTTCTCAAGAGCAGTAAGGACGGCATTGCTAATTGCCCATGTTGCAAAACCGGCTGCAATTCCAGAGACAAGCGGAAGCAGCTTTTCAAGTTTTGCCTTGATTTCATCAACGGAAGAACCAACGTAGTTCTTGAACATATCGTAGCCGGACAAGTCTACATCGCCCAAGATATTGCCAGCTGCACCAGAACCAGAGCCGGAGCCACCGGAAGAACTGTTGTCCTTCTGGATGACGTTCAGTTCATCAAAACCCATGATGTAGTTCTTGAACGCTTTTGCAGCCTTGCCGGTCGCTTTGGTGGTATTGTCCATTGCATCCGTGACACCACCAACAGCATCGCTTGCACTGCTAAAGTCCGGGAACTCCACCTTAACGCCCATTAACGATGCGATGCCGGTCACAATCTCTTTGACCAGCTCAACGGCTGCGATCAGCGGCGGGAGGATGGATTTCAAGGCGGGGTAGAGCAAAGAACCAACGGCGCGAGCCAGACTGTTCAGCTGTGCCTGCAAGATACGAATCATATTGGCAGGGCTGGACAGAGTGCGGGCGAAGTCTCCCTGTGCATCGGTGGTCTGCTTCATGATGGCAATGTACCGCAGAACAGCCTTATCGGCCTGAGACAGGGTAGAAACGCTCTGCGAATAGCCAAGATTAAGCAGCTCCTGTTGCAACCGTGCGTTAGAAATATCGACACCCAGACGGCGAATCGGTTCAAGTTCGCCGGAAATAGCCGCCTGAATCTTCGTAAAGGATTCCGCAACAGGGATATTTTTCAAAGAAGCGAGGTCGTAGCCAAGCTGCGTCAGGTTCTTGGACAGCACATACGCTTTGTCGCTAGCCAGACCAAACGAAGTGGTCAGGCTCTGAATCGTTGCCATGTTGTTCATGGCTTCGGTGGGGTCGATGCCAAGCAGGGTCTCCATCTTGTTGATGAACGTGTTTGCTTCGCCGGTCAGCCCCTTCATAGACACGCCAAACAGGTTTGCAGCTTCATAGTAGCTATTGAACTTCTCCGCTGCGTTGCCAAGATAGGTGGCAATGGCTTTCAGCGAGACCAGCTTTGCCGCAGACCGAATGAAACCATTCAGCTGGTTGGAAAGGCTCAAATAGCTTTTTGCAGATTTACTGCTTGATTTTGTAGCACCGTCCGTTGCCGCAATGACCTTTTGGATGTTGGTAGGTAACTTCGCAAACGAATTTCCTACTGTTTCGATTTTGGAAGCAAGCGGGTCAAGGGCATCTGTGATTTTCTTGCAAGAAGTGGCAAAATCATCCAGTGTCTTTGAATTCAGTTTGCTACTAAAATCTGGAATTTTTGCAATGGAATTAAGGGCGCTGCTTACACTTCTAAGGCCAGACGCATCAACTTTGGAAAGCGGGGATAAGCCGTTTTGTAGGCTATTCATTTTGCCTTTCAGTCCAGAAAAGTCAATGCCTTTCAAATCGACTGAAGAAATTCTAGTTAATGCACTGGCAACAGAACGGATGCCTTTTGCGCTTTCAGACAGGTTCACGTTGGAAATCCTGTCCATAAAATCATTGATTCTACTAAGTCCGTCCATACCAGACGAAGCGGACTTCAACGCAGAGATAGACTTTGTTAAAGTGTCAAGGCTAGAACATACCTTGCCAATGCTACCTTTTGTGCGCAGTTTGGAAATAGCAGTGGTAAGTTTGTCAATGCTAAGCTCTGCGCCCTGAGATTCCGCAGAAATTTCTACGGATAAGCTTGTAATATCAACATCAGCCATTGCTACCACCGTCCTTCTGATTCATCATAGAGAACATCGCCCTCTTGATGCGTTCCTGCGCTTCCAGTGCGCGTTGGTATTCGTATTCGTCCTGCTCTTTCTGGGTAAGAGGAATCGGTCTATCCATGTACTTGATGGGACTAGACCCTTTCTTGCGGAACATATTGCCAACCGTAGAGGAAAGCGCAGATGCCGTATAGAAACCATTTCTCCACGCTTCAACATTGGCTCTGCGGGCGCGTAGTTCTTCCGCGTCCCGGTAAACCTTTGCCAGCCAGACGTCATCACGCCAAAACTGGTCATAGGTCATGCCAATGGAAATGTAATAGGCTTCTACATCATGGAACAGCTTAGATACAGAGAATGGCTCTGTATTGCTGTCCGGTTCTTGAGACTGTGAGGTTACACAATCTCCCACGTTGCGTTTTTTGCGGTCTTGTCCTCTTCATCGGTGGCAATCAGAGCCTTGATAGAATTCGCGTACATCTCCATCAGGGCAGCAATCAGACCTTCCTTGTCCTCGATGTGGTCAAGCATATCGTCAACCGCATTGCGCTTGATGCCCTTGTTGCGAGCAATGAATGCGCCGTAGAACAGAGCCTTAGTGTTCTTAACAGGGTTGATGCCGTTAGAGAACTCGTAGATCTGGAAGCCGTTGCGTTCAGTGGCTTCGGCGCTCTCGCGGGTGAAGGTCAGTTCATAAGTGTTCTTGCCATCGGGGGAATGAAAGTTGATAACCTTAGCAGCCATAATAAATGCTCTCCTTTATAAATAGGGGCAGAACCAAATCCGTTGTTCAGTTCTGCCCGGTTTGATTGATTCGATTTTTGCAGTTTAGCCGCCATTAACGGTCAGGCTCTCGCTGAACTTCGGGGTGGAGTGGAAGATGCAATTGATGGTCATTTCCACGACCTCATCCACACCAAAGCCAGACAGACCGACCTGGTGCATACCCTGCCAAGTAAAGCCGGAGCCGTCCTGCATCTTCAGGGCGTAGTACTTGTCCACGTTGCTCTCAGAGGTATCGTCATAACCAGCAGCCTTGACAGCAGCGTAGTCGGTCTTGTTGTAGTTGGCGGTAAAGGCTTTGGTGTCAGCCTGAACGATGCCAAAAATCTGCTTCTGCATACCATCAGACAGGGTAGTTGCATCCAGAAGGTTCGGGTCGGAGATCAGGTCGGGCACATCCTTGATGTCGCACAGCTTCGTCAAAGTGGTTGCGCTTTCGCCACAGTAAAGGGTAGTGTTCAGACCGGAGATAGCAGTACTCATAGAATGTTTACCTCCTTAGTTTCGGTAAATCATTCCGTCCTCTCCGATTGTTGCCCCATAGCTGCAATCAATCCGATAGACGGAATTGTTGTACAGCCCATTCAACGGGGCAAACGATTTGCGATAAAATTTAAGCGGTTCAAGAACAGAATCCACGATTCCAACGATGGAACGTGCTTCTGCAATGCGTCCGGTGTTCTTATTGGAGTAGACCCGCACGCGCAGGGAAACAGCAGCGTACTTGCTGTGACCAGCAGAATCAATATGTACAGGCAAATTGTTGTTTTCCTCTATCTGCACACACGGAAACCTCTTAACAGGTCGGTCATCAATTTCGCTAGTGACTAAGATACCGGGCACTTGCTTTCGCAGTTCCTTGGCAACAGCCGTGTAGATAGAGTTGAAATAATCAATCAACTATTCCAAACCTCCCTCCACGTTGCTTCGACCTGAGAAGCCATTTCCTCAACAGCTCCCCACATAGCCATAGCTGCATCATTACCACTGGTGTAGTTCAGCTGACCCTTGCCGTCTACTTCCTTGACAGGCGTACCGGCATTGCCAGATTCACCGTAGTAGTACCAGCGCTTGTGCTTGCCGTTTTCTTTGCCGTATGTGCCATGTTCACCAATGTTATCAGGCAAAGGGAGCGGGCCGACTGTTCCGGCAGCGCCCCAGCCCTGATGTATAACACCTGTGCCGAACTCAATGTGAGCAACCGCCTGCCCCTCCGCTAGGATGGTGCAAGAAGTGCCATTTTGGCTAACTTCGCACTTAACATCGTTTTTGCCAGCATATTGGGCATTGGCAAAACGGATTGTTGCAACAGCAAGACCTTTATCGGCAAGCGCTCTTGCAAACAATTGTGCTTTTTGGTTCAGGGTGGTCTTGTATTTGCGAATATCTTCCTCAGCCTGTTTAAGTCCGGCATCGCTCAACCTCACTTTAATTTTCACTTGCAGCCACCTCTTTCAGCGCATACTTCGTGTCGGTAATATGCTCTGCGACCTTGGCCACGATGTAATTGAAGGGCTTGGAAACGTCTGTCTGAAACCAGACGTGTGTGCCTTCATAAAGCGGTGTGTTGTGCTTCCTGCTAGACGAGCTGACAATGTAGCTGTAATCCGTGAACGCGCCGAAAGGGTTTGCTTCCGCAGAACCAGTAGGGGGGCTGACGTTCAGCATCAGCTTTGCGGGTTCGCTCCACGATTCGTATGCGGATTCACCAGTCTCGTTTCCCCACTCGTCCACAACAGGCGTTTTCTCGCCAACCGGGTTTGAGTACCACAGCGGGCGTTTATCCAGCGGGCTTCCATTGAACATCAGCCGATAACACCTACTCTCGGAACCACTTCATTCAGCAGGGACTGTGCCACATCGGAGCTTTCCCACACACGAGTAATACCATTGTTGGTATAACTCGTCTGTCCGTTTGCACCGATGTGGTTGTACAGTTCCGCTGCAATGCGTATCTGCAACGACTGATACTGCGAGGGCAACTCGTCCGGTCTGTTGCCGAAAGGGTAGCCTTGCGCAAATATCTTGTCTTTGGCGAAATCAAGCAGCAGGTCGAAGAGTGGGTAGTCCTCGTCCGTGATTTCACGGTCAAGTGCAGGGGCGATGTACTGCCCCAGCTTGACTGCCGCTTCGGAATACTGGTCTCCCATGCTGCTTTCCTCCTTTCGCCTTAGTAAGCCTTGATGCAGTACACAGCGTCCATGCGCTCAAAAGACGGCAGGACGATTTCAGAAGCATAAACGTTGGCATTGACCGGGTGAATGGTCAGTTCGGTGGTAATGGCAACGCCAGTGTTCACGATGGACACGGATGCACCAGACTGGCCAGACAGCAGGTCGGCTTCCTCAGGAGTGGTGCCGTACCAAGTGCTGCCCAGAGCACCAGACGGAGCAACCACCACCATGCCGTCAGGCAGATACTTCTCGCTTGCACTGTACTGATCTGCCTTGAACATCTTGTCGTACAGATGGATAGTCAGGCCGGTTGCAGATTCGACAATCTGCCGTGCTTCAGCATCCAGCAGAACGGCGTTTGCCTTTGCGGTGACGGTCATGAACCGATTCTTCACCTCGTCCGCAGCAATCATGTTGCGGAAGGTAGCGGTGTTCATGTACACCTCAGTCACGACCTCGCCAACGCTTGCCAGAACAGCGTCCTTTGCGGCGTTCAGATCAGCAATGGGGGTGGCGGTAGCGACGTTCCACTTGGACTTTGCGACAGAGACTTCCTTGTAGTTGGTAGACTTCCAAGTGCCGTCCGGGTCGTAGTTGTAGGTGTAGTTCACGCCGTTTGCCTTGATGGTGATGCCAGGAACGCCATTGGTGGGAGCCAGCAGCTGCCAGATCATACGCTCGGGTACGATACGTGCGCCAGTGATAAGCTGCGCGGTGTCATCGTACAGACGATTCATCACGTCACGAGCATAGGGATCGTTGCTGTCCAGAACACGAAGGATTTCCTGACGGTCTTTCTCACCCAGATGGTAGCCCTCGCGGAAGAACGGCATCTCGGTCTCGTCGAACTTGAAACCTTCACGGGTACGGAACGTAGCCTTTGCGTCAAATGCGCTGGGCATCAGAGACACGCCAACGCCCTTGTGACCACGCAGCCACTTCAGGTCGAGACCGGCCTTCTTCTTTGCGGGGAACAGTGCGTCAGATGCAAAGGGCATCGCATTGGTAGGGTCGTTCGTCCAATAGGCGGCAATCGCAGCCGGGGCAAAGACTTCCTTAAGATTCAGTGCCATGTTGTTTTACCTCCTATCAAGCGTTCACGCTGATGTTGTCACGGCAGAAGATGCCGGGAACGGCGGTCTTGAGTGCCTTGATTGCGTCAGCGTCAAAGGTGAAGCTGGAACTTGCCGCTGCCTTCTTGGTGTCGATAACACCACGAATCAGCAGGGAAGCGTTGGGGTTCTCTGCCGGGTCAACGTCATACAGCAGGATGCCATCTGCGTTAATGGTCTTAGAACCAGTCTCGCCAGTAGCAACAGCTTTCTTGCCAGCCAGCGTCATGGGATAGCCAGCCTTAACCGCAGTGGCTTCGGTCACGGTAAAGGGAATGGCGGTGTAGTCATTGGAAGCAAGGATTGTATCGTTGATTCCGTTGACCGTGTTTCGGGTAAACTTCATGTTTTCCTCCTTGTTAATGAAAAGCACTCATTGCGTCACTCGATGCCTTAGAAGCATTTGCGTTCTGCTGTGCAAGGCTCTTGGCAAACGCCACGCCCTCACTGTCAGAGCCGCCCTTGCCATCCGCACCAGGAGGTGTTGGCATATCCTTCAGCAGAGAAGCCTTGTATGCGGTGTCGTGGGCGGTCATAAACTCCGACTGGAACTTAAAAACCTTGTCCATGTCACCGTCAGCCAGTGCAGATGCAGCCTTGTTGGCAAGTTCAGCGTCATAACCCTGTGCAACGAACTTCTCACGGTAAGATGAAAGGGTCTTTTCCTTGACAAGGTTCTCCTTGTCGGCGGTCAGGGCTTCAATCTGCTTCTGCATCTCTGCCAGCTTGTCAGCCTGTTCCTGTGCGGCGTTCTCGTCATCGGTACGCTTTGCCTTGAGCTGCTTCTTGTACTCAGCAGCTTCGCCATTGGCTTTCGTCACGGCGTTGCGCAGTTTCTCGACCTCTGCACTAGGATCTGCGACCTTTTCAAGCGCAGAAATGATTTCATCGGCGGTCATGCCCTCTTTGTAGGCATCACCAAGCAACACATTAAGTTTCATATCGTTAATTTCCTCCTGCGTTTTTTTACCGTTGCTTCCCTGCAACGCTGCGAAATTTGTATCCCGGCTTCCCTGCCGGAATATATCAGCCCGAAAATTCGGGGTGATTCTTTACTCCTTTGGGTAAATTCTTTTGTACGGCTCAATGCCACTATCCAAAATAGATTTTTCTCGCGCCGAATTTCGGTCAGGGTGTGTCCATTTGAATTTCCCGCATTTCGTGCAGATATACTCGCACTCCATTTCTCGTGGTTCGTTTCCGTTGATGCCGTGCGTCCAATGCCAACGAGAAAGCGTATAATCATGTTTGCAAAACAACTGTTTCCAAAAATCACGCATTATCTTTTTCTCCATCCGCATTGTTTGGCTGTTTATCAGTCATATTCTCGACATTTATGCCGGTAACATTCTGTTCAGGCTGTTCCTGCGGCTTCGGTGCTTTCCCGTCCTCGCCCAGCTTACCAGCGGCAATCAGGAAAGGTTTGCTCATTTCGTAAGCAGCCTGCGGGTCGGGGAACAGACCGGGCGTAGTGAACGCCAACTGCGGGTCAATGCTCTGACTGAGCATCTGTGCAAAAATCTGAACCTTGCTCTGCTGGTTGTCGTACTGACGGCGGGGAAGTTTGATGTTGATGTCACTTGCCATCAGCTTAGAACCAGCCGTGTCACGCAGGATTTTCAGCATCACAGACAGGCTCTGCCGTTCAGCGTACTTGAACATATTCTCGTACTGCTGTGCCCTTGCTTCGGTGTGATTCCATCCGTTACGGACGATAACTGCGCCCACGTTGTCGGACGTTGCGTTCTCGCTGCCAGTGGCACTAGGCATGGCGGTCAGACTGCGGTACACGTTCAGCATGGAATCAAGCAGGGTCTGGCTCTGCTGCTGGTCAAGTTCGTTTGCAATCTGCGATACAGAAGTGGGCAGACCAGAAGTGGATTTCAGGCACATTGCGCCAAGTTCCTTCACTTGGTCAAGCGCATCCTTGTCCACAAGGCAGTTGGTAAACACCATGATGGACTGGATGAACTGCGCCACGCCGTCCAAACGGTTGCTTTCAAGGTCGTTGATGGCATCCAGCACAGGGATTGCAGGTTCAAACAGACCCATACGCTCCGGGTTCAGCTTGTATTCGACCATCGGCAACATTCCAAGAGAGTGATTCTCAGACTTTGTAACCTTGCCGTTGTCGATTTCAAAGTACTGGTTTGGCGTATACACGCAAATCAGGTCGTTCAGGTCATTCTGATAATTGCGCGGGATGTGCAGCACGTTGGCAATGGGCTTGTGACCAATGCCGGAGTTGTAAATCACATACGCCATATCCGGGTCGGGAACGTCAACCAGCAGGGGTGTTTCGTCCGGGTAGTTGCCGTTGTACCCCTTGTCAGGAAGAACAATGCGGTATCCCTGTCCGCATTCCAACATCCACTGCCAGAGCCGCCGATCAAGTGCATCCTTGCCCTCATACTGCAAGGCATTGGACAGGCGGGCGATTTCCTCACCGTCACCTATTGCCGTTTCAGACCGCACATAAGAGCAAGGAGTGCCGCTCATGTAGCCTGTGTAGAAGCCCACGCACTCGTTGGCGTGGTTCTCCACAATGCGGTTTGTGATTTCAGCGTGGTACTCCTTCGTGCGGTGGAGGACAGGCTGGCTACCCAAGTAGTAGTTGTGTAGAAAGCGAATCTCGTTCTTGTTCAGCAGATGAATAGGCTCTGCCTTGCCCATGACCACTTTCAGCACGTTTGCTTGATTGATTTCCGTCTCCGGCGTTTCAATCGGTCTGCGTCCGGTCAGTGGATTATTCAAAAAGCCGTCAACAACTATCTGATACTCAGCCATGTGTTCCTCCTTTCCGTTAAAATCTTCCCATCATCTGTTTGTACTGTTCTGCAAACCGTTTTTGCACAAACAGCTTTTCAATTTCAGAACCGCCTTTATTGCCAGTTCCCATAGAGGATTGCTTTTTTATGCTTGCAACCTCTACGCACCCATTTGGTGCTTCGTATTCGCTAACAAACACCATGAACGGAACTTCTGAAAGCCACTTTTCAAATGATTCATGGTCAAAATCGCATTTGTAACCCGTACAATTCGTCCGTTTATAAGGGGGGTCTGCGTACACAACTGCATTTGACGGAATTTGTACGTCCCTGTAATCTATTTGCAGACCTTCAAGCCTTTGCAGACCTTCAAAATTTTGTAGGCGTTCAAGGTTCTGCAAGCGTTCAAGGTTCTGCAAGCGTTCAAGGTTCTTTATCCTTTTGAGGCGTCCTAAATCATGGAGCCTTTTATGTTTTGCTTGACATCCAAGCCACTGCGAATAAAGCCTTTTGTACTCCTCGCTGTTTGTCTTGATGTCCTTTGAGCTACCATCTGAATTGATTCCGAACTCTCGCAAAAGGGACGTATCGCCAAACACTCTTGCATAATGCAAAGCCTTTTTCCATGGTTCAATCTCTTTTGAGTAGAGATAATCTCTGCGGTTGTTACAAAAACTCCAACAAAGCGAAACGTAAGGGTCAGAATCCTTCAGCCTATGAAAATCTTCGCGGCTAATCCAACGCTTTTCGTTTGCGTATTTGCCGTGAACAGCATCCATAAACAACTGCGGTGCATCGCCGATGTCATTCGCAACAATGTGATTCCATTTGCCAGACAGCAATGCAGCGTGTGCAACAGCACAACCACCAGCAAACAGGTCAATCAGTGTCTCACCAGCAGGAAGATTGGAGGTAACCCACTGCGCGATTTTGTTTTTGCTGCCACGATACGGCACGCCATATCTCACGGTAGGCTTCTCCTTTCCGACAAAATAAAAAGCGCAGCAAGACAAACCTGTTAAGGTCTATCCCACTGCGCTTACAACTGCGCTTCAAAAGCTATTCAGTTTTTAAACTTTGGTACGGAGACCCATGTATCTTTTGGAAGGTTGGAATCTCCAATTGTAATCCAATGGCAAAGAGGGCACAGAAGGGAGAACTTACCTTCTACTTCGCCAAGATAACGTCCGCAATCACACGGATTACCGTTTGCGTCTTTTCGAGGACGCTTGCATCTGACTTTTGCTACCATCTGTGCTCCTTTCGTTGGATTTCTGGAAACAGGCTGTTGAGCACAGACCTGTCAGAAGCTACTGGGAAACTGTTCGCACTTCCAGCCGTGCTATTCTTCGCCCGAAGAAAACCATTGCAGCCCTTACATTCAGTTTGACGGACGGTCAACGGGTCGGCTGCAATTTTGGTGCTGCATAATGGATTTGAACCAATGTATGTCCGGTTATGAGCCGGGTGCTCTAGCCTGACTGAGCTAATGCAACATAGAAACCCGGCTTGATTGGTTAACCGCTGCTCTTTGCAATATCATGCCTAAAAATTACATTGAGAGCCGGGAATAGCGGTGGAGGTTTTGGAGAATAAAGCCATGCAAAGCTAGGTAGTTGGTTGTGCTGCGTAACGGAATCGAACTGTTGCTTGCCAGCCGTGGGGGAGACAGACTGGCATTCCCCTTACAATTGGAAACGCAACATATAAAGCCCGGTGAAGGCGAAAGAGTGAGAAAACCTCCACCGGTGAAAGGAGGAATATGCTTGTTGACGCGCACGCGAGTAAAATGACAAAACCCCGCGTGCAAGCTATTCCTTTAAGGGAAGCTGCAAAACTTCCTGCGTACATTATAAGCCTTGTCAAGTGGTGAAATCAAATAAATAGACCCAGCGAACACAATATATTGTGTTTTTAATCAAAAAGGCCTCTTGACAGGCTCAATTTTGCTGATTCCGTTGTACAGTTCATCGGCAAGCTGTGCCAGACTGTCCGGTGCATCATCGTGCGGAACTTTGCCAAGCTGCGTGAACATCGTCACCTGTTCCATAAATGCCTTGTACTCTTTCGACTGGTGCTTCTCGTCAAGGAAATAGAATCGTTTGATGTCCGGCGCATACTGGATGATTCTTGACAGCTTGCTTTGACCGCTGGGCGCACGTTGGCTGCGAACAGAGCAGTGATAGCCTTGCTGCCGAAGCTGGCTGTCTACCACGTCACAATATTCGTCACCGCCGTTGTTGGCTTCGCCGCGCACCACATTGATTTTGTGCTGGATGATTTTGCCCACGACTTCCGGCCTAGTCACAGTCTTATCGCCGTTATTGAACACAAGGTCTGGGATGAACACAGCATCTCCGTACACATAAGCGATAGGACAGGCCGTGAAGTCACCGCCGCCCCATGCAATATCCATGACCATGAGCTTGCGATCAGGCTCCCCATCAGGCAGAACACCGTTGAAATACCGCAGTTCATCGGCAGGGAATAGCAGTCCTTCACGCACATAGGGCTTACCCATGTACTTTGCCCACCATGTTGCGTCATCAATGCTGGCTTTCATATCAGCATAGTAGGCATCGTCAAAGCCAACGCCATAGTCATAATTGAAGTTGCTGTGTCCGTTCTCATCCACCGCAGGAATCACCCGGAATCTGTACTTTGGGTTGTCTGCATACTGGTTCTGGATGCGCCCCAGAGGGTCAAGCACGTTCCAACGTGTACCGACCATCAATTCCAATGCGCCTTGCTTTTTACGGTCTTTCAACTGGTTCAGATAGGCATCGTACTTGTTGTTCAGGCGCTCAACATTCAGGCTTTCCTCTAAGTCCTCGATCAAGTCATCGCTGTACAGAACGCCGCCCTCGCCGATTTCAACAGCACCAGTCAACGTACCGCCAATGGAACGACAAGTCAGGGTGGGGAAGCGTTTCTTTCGGTTCAGATCAACACTTTCATCCTTTGCACTTTTGTCCACAAGCTGAACGTCAGGGAAGATTTTGCCCCAGTTGTAGGTCACAGGGTCGGTGATGATGGACAGCACTTCGCCGTAGAAGCCATTGGTCAGCTTGTCGGAATGTCCGCTCATAACCGATGCAACGTCAGGTCGGTTGCCCATCAGCCATGTGATGAAAAATATACAGAGCGTCGATTTTCCTACGCGAGCGGGCAAGCTAACTCCCAAGAAGTCAATCCGCTTATAAAACAAGTCCTCAAGGTCATATGCCAGCACTTTCAGAACCCTGCGTCTAGGCTGATAGAACTTCTTCTCCGGCGCACGGTTCCATTCGAGGTAGATGCAATAGCTGTCGAACACATCTTTTGCTTCAAACAAGTACGTCCGGCCGATAATGTCATAGACCTTTGCCACGTCCTCGCCTGTTTTCATCTTGCCCATCATGGCTGCACAGACAGAGCGCAGCTCACCAGAGTATTTGTAGGCATCGAACCGCTTGTCTTGCGGCAAAGCGTCTCTAAGGTTCACCACCGCCTGAAACCAGTCCTCATAGACCTGTGCTTCGGTCGGGTTCTGTTTTGCATACGCTTTGATGCTGTCGATGATGGCGATACACTGCTTTGGCTGCATAAAAAAATAGGCACCCCCTACCTGAAAATGTAAAGAGTGCCTACAACTGCACAAAAATCAAATATTCGGTTTTTATAATACTGTTTCGGAAGATTGTTTGCTAAAATTCGTTTTAACGGATAGAATGTGCGGTTTATTTGACTTCTTCTGCAAGCTGGTTGAGCCTGCGCTTCAATTCATCCGCATCGTAGTACAAGGCGTCTGCGATGGCATTGAGGATATCGGGCTTGTCGGTGTAATCGCACAACGTTTCAATTAGTTTCAAGCTCTGCTCTGACAATTTTACGGTTTTCATGTCACTTTTCCTTTCTCGTTCGGTTTTATTCTGGGTTGCGAACAATGTCAACTGAAAACGCCAGCTAGTACAATGCTAATCAACCCTGCGACAACGCTTGTAAGAACGCCGCAAGCAAATCCTATCCCGCGTTCTTTCCACTGTTCAATCTTTTCCAGCTTGTGGATTTTCTTATAGTTCCTTGCACGTTCCAACAGCCAGAATGCTGTGTGCTGCGTGTCGCCCCAGCGTATCAACCCATCGTTGGCAAGGGATTCAATAACGAACTGTGCCGTGAAGTCCAGTTTGTCTTGCAGGGCTTTTACAGAATAGAAGCCATTCGGCAGGTCTGGTTCATAGGTGTTCAACGTGTCGATCAGGCGCTTCATGTTGTCACTAAGTATCACAGAACGCACCTCGCAACCACAACTACGATGAAGAACCCGGTAAGCAGCCCAACGACTGCCCCCGCAAGCCAATCATACGAGTTTCTGTTGTTCCACTTATCCATAGGCTCTTGCTCCTTTCACCTGTTCTGTTTAGCAATCCGATACCATGTCTGGCGGGTCACACCAAGCTGTTTGGCAGCGTCCGTGACCGTGAGAATGCGCTTCTCCACCTGTTCGTGAAGAACGTCAAAGAGGTTGCGGTCATACTCGGTGGGTTTGCGGCCTTCCTTGTAATCAGGGCGCTGGCTGGCAATTTTCTTACCCTCTCTGGTGCGTTCAACAATCATGTCACGCTCAAACTGGGCAAACACAAGGAACATACCTCTCATAGCCCTACTAGCAGGGGTGTTGTCCATCACGCCAAGATTCAGCACGTTCACCCGGATTCCTTTTTCAATCCACGAATCAATCAGTTCATACCCACCAACAAGGCTTCTGGCAACACGATCTAGCTTTGTCACAACGATTGTATCGCCGCTCTGGACTTCCGCTTCCAGCTTGTCCAGTTCCTTGCGTTCCATTTTAGTGCCGGTATAGACCTCTTTGAAAATCTTAGTTGCACCAGCGGCCTTGAGAGCTTCTTCCTGCGATTCAAGGCTGTTGCCGTCAATCGCTTGACCAGCGGAACTGACACGAGCGTAGCCGTAGATCATTCAGGTTCACCGTCTCTTTCAAGAACTTTAAGAACAAATTCATCCGATGCAACATCAGCACCAATAGGCTGAATCACGATTTGGTATTTCATTTCTTCCAAGAGCATTGCCATTGTGGACAACTTTAAATCATCCGCATTAACGCGGTTTGTCACATAAGAAGAAACTTCATATCCCATTTGCCTTGCAAGAGATGCAGAAGTATATCCTCTGATTTTCATAACGGAACGAAGAATGTCCCCTGAATTGACTTTATTTTTGGTTGCGCCGCCTTTTTTCTTCTCTGCCATTTTTATCGAACCTCTCTTTTGACACAATGATAACACATTCTCGTGTCGTTGTCAACATCTTCTTGTGTTTTTTGCAAATTTTTTACTATCAATAGGGTGATAAAACGGCTGTAAACTTTTTCGTTGCTTTACAAACTGTATACTTGAATAGTAGCCTTACGAATTATCGAAAAATATCTTTTGAGTTACTATCACTATGGTAAACTAATCCGTTTACGGAAGTACTATCAAATAACGTAAATTTACGTTAGAATGCGTAAAATGTCACAGATGTGTGACTGAATTATACAAATTGGGCTGTTGACAACTATATACCAAGCGTCTATAATCTAAGGCAGCAGAACACACGATGAATCAGCCAGCAACGGTAGATTTATCCTTTGTGGCATAAAAAATAGGCCGTCAGCCCCACCGTCCAAAGTAGTACTGACGACCTATTCCACCACAAAACAGAAGCTGCGCAACCAAGGGCGCAGTCTCGGTTTCTGTCAATTATTATAGCAGAAGCAGACCGCTTCTGCAATAGAAAGGAGCAAAAAACATGAATTTCCCCACAACAACCGAAGAATTTCTGAAAACCCTCGCCCACGGCAAAGAGCCGACCAGAGAGGACAGGGAGTACGCAGAAGCACTGGGTAAGCTGTCAGAACTGAACTACCGGGCAGGGTACGAAGCTGGAGCAGCCAATCAAAACAGAAAAATCTGATGCCAGCACTAGTGAACACAATATATGGGGTGTATTTTCTTGACATCCTAATATTTTGCGGTTACACTTATTGCACAGCAAAACGAAAGGGGGTGAATGTGTATGAGTAGTCCTTATGCAGAGCGTTACGGTCACACCGTTACCATCAGCGTGACGGAACGGCAGTTTGCCAGCTTGCAGGAATACTGCATCAAGAACCGGGTTTCCATTTCTGCTGCGTTCCGTGAAGCATTCTTTACGCTGCATCCGATGGATTCCACCGATGAAAACGAAAAATGATACGTCCGCTGCTGTCGGCAAACTTTAGCGAACGTATCATGTAAACCCTGAGAGAAGCATTCTCTCGCCGTTATTATAGCAGAAAATTGCTTCTCTCACAAGTGAAAAGGAGCTTTTTAATGCAACTTTCTTTGTCTGAAAACATCAAAATCTTCAACAACGCCGAGTTTGGCGAAATCCGTGTCATGCTCATTGACGATGACCCTTGGTTTGTTGGCAAGGACATTGCGGTAGCACTTGGCTACGCAAAGCCTGAGAACGCACTGTCAGCACACGTTGATGAGCAAGATAAAACCACTACCCTGATTCAGGGTGATGGTTCTAATTACAAGAGCAAGACAACCATCATCAACGAATCAGGTTTGTACAGTCTGATTTTCAGCAGCAAGCTGGAAAGCGCACAGCGGTTCAAGCACTGGGTCACTCACGAGGTCTTGCCGTCCATCCGCAAGCATGGGATGTACATGACCGACAACCTGTTGGAGACGGCTATTGCCAACCCGGACTTCGTGATCGGGCTGATTCAGAACATGAAGGCCGAAAAGGAAAAGAGCGCAGCGTTGCAGATGCAGAACAAGCAGCTCTGTGAGAAGAACGAGGAGATGCAGCCCAAGGCAGACTACTTTGACGACCTCGTGGCGTGGAACGTATCTACCAACTTCCGCTCGACCGCAAAGGAACTGCGTATTCCTGAACGACTGTTCATCAAGATGCTCATTTCTGACGGTTATATCTACCGTGACAAGAGCAATGGCATCCTGCCAAAAGCGGGCAAGGGTGACGGTCTCTTTGCCGTCAAGGAATACTGCAACCAGAAGAACAAGCACGGTGGCGTACAGACCAGAGTAACGCCGAAAGGCCGTGAGACGTTCCGTCTGCTTTATGCAAGCATCCGTAGAAGCGTATAACAACCAATAAGAAAAGCCAGTGGTTAGAGAACATCTAGCCGCTGGCTTTTTTCGTTTAGATTAACCCGCTGCGAACGAAGCGGAAAGCATAAATTCAAGGTAAGCAAAGATAATAAGCATGACAACTATAAGCACAACTTTGCCAGCACTTATATATTTTCTGTTTTTTCCGCCACATTCAGGACAGGTCTTAGCCGTTTTAGAAATCATGTGGCCGCAATGTTCGCAAGGAATCAAATCGCTCTTAGGCGTTTTGTTTTCCATTATGTTCTCCTTATTCATCCACAAGGTCTACGTACTTGACTTCGATGCGAGGGAGTTCATCAGTGGTGCTGGTCAATGCTCTGGTGATTTTTTCAAGCCCGGTGAACTCACCATAGACGGTGATAATATCATCGTCCAGAATCTTCACAGCATCGCCGCCACGCTTATCCAGCATATAATACTCGTCATCAGCATAGAAGCCATATCCGCTGTTGTCCGTGTAGGTTCTCCATGCCTTCTCGCTGCCGGAGAAGTTTGCGTCAATAATCTGCGAGACCTTTACCTTGACTACAATCTTAGCCCCTTCATACTTTTCAGGATAGCGGCACAGTTCCTTATAGTCCACAGTCTGGCACTCTGCCTTGTAATCGTCCTCGCTGATTTCAGGCGCAACGGATGCAACGGAAGAAGCAGTAGATGCACTTGCCTTAGATGTTGCTTTGCTGCTACTTGCAGAGCTGCCAGAGCTACTGCCAGAGCCGCCAATGGCAGACAGGACAATCAGAACAATGATTGCGATAAACCACCAGCGCTTGTAGATGGGTGGCTTGTTCTTGCCGCCGCATTGAGGACAGACCTTTGCACTTGCGGCAATCTCTGCTCCACAGTGCTTGCACGTTGTCATTTTACTTTTAGCCATTGTAGATCCCTCCATTGTCTATTTATATGGCACTTGCAATGCCATGCATCATAAGATATGCGCCACAAGCCATGACAGCCACCGCAATGATTATGCCCCATATTGAAGCGGCAATCTTTTTGTTCTTTTCTCTCTTTTCTTTGTTCTTGTCATTCTTTTGGTTCATTACAGATTCCTCCCTTTCAAGGCTTGTAAGGCAAGTATAGCACAGAACGCAGACCCTTTGTAGGGGTCTTTTTTATTTTTGCGGGAAATTTTTGAGATTGGCAATGGGGGTGGGGATGATTTTTTGAGTCTTTTTTATTTTTTCGGTGGTTGAAAGGCTGACCGGGCGGGGCTGGGCGGCGGCTATATACCCCGCCGGTGGAGACCCCAGCCCCAGCGCACCCGGACAGACTGCACAGCACAGGCAGCAGGGCAGGCCGTGCCAGATGCAAGGCAGGCCACGCCACGCACCGACACACACACGCCCGGACACTGGACACGCTGCACCGGTCTGCACTCGATACCAGACAGGCCACGCGGGGCGATCGGGACGGCGGCGGAACGCTGGAGGGCGTGGAGTGTGTCCGAAACTGAGCAGATTTGTACACACTCAAATATGAACGATTTTCAACACAAGAATGTGTGTAAAACCATTGACATCAACACAAGAACGTGTTACTATATAGACAACACAAGAACGTGTTACACCACCACAAAACAGGAGGACAAAAACCATGAAAGCAAAAAGAACCATGCGAGATATTAAATCCCAGTATCCGACCATTATCCAAGTGAGCTATTGCGATGCGCAGAATATGTTGTGCATGGACGACCCTGCAGCCTACACCGCTGGCGTGTATGGATGGAACGCGGATATTTACCCGATCACCTCAGGCGTTGCAATCTGCACCGGGTACCGGCCTTTTGGTAACATCAAGCCCGATCGGGAAACGGTCAGCCGCTACGAAAAGCGGGCGCGGGAAATGCGCCGGGATTTGTGGAACGTTGAAGAGCTGGAAGAGCGCCTGCACAACTTGCAGATGGAATTTGTTCGGGAGGTGTGCAACGTATGATTGCACTTGACTTTACCCAATGGGCCGCCCTCTGGTACATCGGCGGCATGATATCCGGCGCGCTGGTTATGATCGCTATTTTTAACAGTTAAGGAGAAAGAACAATGAAAATTGATGGAGGGCTAAAAAATGACATACACAGCAAATAAAAAAGCATACGGTCTGTTAGAATCCCTTGTATATTGGATGGCTGAAATCTCATATTGCATGGAAAAAGACCCGGATGACATCGGGTTTTTAGACAAGGCTGACAAAACGATTCATTTTTTATTCGGTCAGCTTGACCGGGCGGGCGTTCCGTTTTGGGCGCAAAACTCAGCGCTTGCAATCGGTGAGAATTGGAGAGAATACGAGCGGCACAATCTTAGAACGCTATTCACTAACAAAGGAATTTTGGAGGGCTGAAAAAATGGAAAAATACGATGTAATCAACGCCATCAACAAAGAGATCGAACGCGAAAAAGACCTGTGCAAAAAATACGTTGAATTAAACCCATCCGACAAGGACCAGCGCGAAAAATTGCGCAACGCTGCAATTGCTGCACTTTTACGCGTTATGAATGCAATCTAAATTGGAGGACCTGAAAAAATGTCTGATTTCGAAAAAAGAGTAAATGAATATAGGGAAAACAAGCGGCTCATTGAAGAGCTTGAAGCAATGAACGACACAATTAGAACAGATATAATTGCAATGATGCACGGCGCGCCGGAGATGGTGCAGGGCACTGCAAAGGCCATTTACAAGGATGTTTCTTCTGTCCGACTCGATAGCAAGCTTTTGCAGGCAGCGCACCCGGATATTTACGCCGAGTGCAGCAAAAAAACCGTTTACAAGCGGTTTAGCGTGGTTTGAGGGGGTGCGACAAGTGATATTATCCTGTGTCCTGTTTTTCTTCTGGTTTTTCTCTTCGTTGTTTAAAGCATCCAAATAAGAAGCATTCCACCCGGTCAGCAATGGCCGGGCTTTTCTTTTGCCTTGCATCCGCTGAGGGTGCAGGGCTTTTATTTTGCCCTGCTGCAATACAGCCACATACAAGCGTTTACAACGGCCTTTATTCCGTACGTGCAGTTATACAGCACACGCCATAAAACAGTGCACAAGGCTTTACAGGCGCTTTTCCGGCTATTTGCCATATTCTACCGCAGCAAATAACAGACCTACACAAGCGGCTATAACGCTGCCTGCGCCACGCTGGAGCGTATCACAGCGCCGCAGCACCTCCAGCACATACCAGATACCGCCATCACGCCCGGACGCTGTACAGCTCAACGCAGACCGCCTATCATAATAATGTATATAAGGGTGCAGAGGTGCCCGCCTGTTATAGATCCATGCCAGCCCGGCGGGGGCAGCTCCCGCCGTGTATGGATCGCTGGCAAGTGCTGCACCCGGCGCACCTGCTGAGGGGGTCAGCGTCTCCACCTGTACAGGGTCAGCCCGGCGGCTTGCGATCTGGCACCGGGTCAGCAGTCAGGGCGTACCGGCTTACACTCTCCACCCGGCGGGGCAGTCAAGCGGCAGGGGGCGCAGCGGGCGGCGCGGAACCATTGACGGCTGCCGCCGTATCTCTTTTTGGGCTTTCGCCCGATAGCCAATAGAGGTCAGCAATAGTCGTAGCGTTCCGGCTGGAATAGTCGTAGCCAATAATCGTGGAATAGTCGTAAAGTCATCTGACGGCCAGCTTTTGAAAGTCCTATATATCGTATAGTAGCGAGCTGTCCGCTGATAGTCGTAGAGTAATAGTCGTAGTGTTTTCTTGCGAGCCATCGTCAAATAGTCGTGTATTTTTTGTGTGAAATAGCCGTTCGCCTTTTAGGAAAGGAGAGGAGCGATAGTCGCTAAGTCATCCGACCGCATAAGATTCATAATCCATTGCATATATTCATCATTTTATTCACCAACTAACCATACCAAATTCGTATGTCAATCGTACTTATTATAATATACGCTTATATATCCTAGTAACTATCTAGGGATTATTCTGCTGGAATAGTCGTACCATCCGATTCTGTCTGTTCCTGCTCGATTTAATTCCCAGTAACGCACTATGATATTTCATCAAATTCATAGTACTTTGCTATGAATAGTAAATGCAACATTTCTACATATTCAACCGACTACAAAATAAAGTCAGTTCTCCATGTGAAATAGTCGCAGACCATCAACCAGTCCGAACCTCACGCCACCTCTCGCCTACGGTCTGCTCTGCTGGCTAACGGTATAGCTTTGGAGATAGAGGGTTGTAGGGAGAAAGAACCAGTTTGCAATTTCGCATAACTGTTATTTATTCACTTTTGAACTATCTTGGCACACCCGGCTCCGTCAACGCGCGCGCTGGCGCATATAACGCCCGCGGACGCGCTAAACACACGGGGAGGGAAAGGGGGAGCACGGAAGATATTAGGGGGATTATAGGGGGTAATAGGGGTTGTAGGGGAAAGAGGGGGACAAAAGGGGGAAAGAGGAAACAAGGGGGAAAGGGGACAAAAATTTGAAAGCCATTTCCGAAAGTGATAGTCGAAGCGTTTTTTCGTCTCACATATCTTGCTTTCGTCTCAATCAGTCCTGCGATTGGGCAAATAGTCGTTGGCATCCGCCCATCTGGCTGCTATCATCGCGGGAAAGGCGTGTAAGAGCCTGTCTGCCGCGTTTTTACGATTGACCCGATAACTTTCACGTCTGACCATGAAAATCCGTTCTCCCCGCTTCTGCATCGGTCTAATCGCATGGTCTAGTTTGAGATATGCTATCAGCATCAACGGAGAGCCGTCTGCGAGCGTCTGTGGCGTGTTTTCGTGATTAAGCCGATAAAGTTATCGTCTAACATCAAAAACGCCTTAAAACAGGCTTTCTCGTGGAGTTGGCAAGTCAAAACCACCGGCTGAGCCGGTGGCTTGAGTAAGCCCTAGAAGGGCACCTT